CTGCGTCATCTTTAATTACACTTGTTGTAACCTGAGTTGTAGCCATAGGTTAGCTCCCTAATGTGGGTTTCTTATCTGGAAAATCTGCGGTGCTAGGCCAGTCTCTTAGTGCCTGACGATACGTAAGATATTTGTCACGATTTGGAAAGTCAGGTGTTTGAGCTATATTGTCTGTTTCTGCAAGCTCTTGGTCTCTCCACACTCTAGCCTCCATTTTTTTCTCACCTTCTTTCATTTCGTCACTTTTTTCTGGCTCTACATATAACTTGTAAGACCAGCCATCAGAAGAGGGATATGCTTCTTTTACAAATGTTTCATCAGCAACAATTGTATTATCATTTCCATCTTTATCTGTTATTACATAAACAGTCATTTTATTTTACCCCATTGCTATTGGAAGAATTATTACACCACCATCACCGCCAGCACCTGAATAGCCATAATAGTTAACATTTTGACCCAGAGCAGCCCCACCACCACCACCTAATGCCCCTGTACCGCCATAAGCATAACCATAGGTGTTAGTCATAGATCCACCCCCACAAAAAGGAGAAGCTGATGGTGCATATCTAGTTGTATTTTCTCTCCCTAAATAAGGGTAGGCAAACGATCCTGCTTGATGTTGAGGATTAAAAAAACCATAATATGTAGATGTAAACCCTGTACCTCCAATTCCAACTCCACTAGGAGAAGCATTTTCTATAAATGGAAAAGGAGCTATTGTAGCCATACCTTTTGTTTGATGTGCTCTTGCAGTTGGGTAAGTACCTATAGTAATTGGTGATGGCGTAACCCCTTGTTTGTAGTTTAAAAGAGCACCTCGTTTACCTATACTATCAATATATGCTGAATCATCTGCTGAATTACCTGTTTTCCATAATCCTACCGATCCACCGCCAGTACAATGATAATTAGTGTCTGCAACTGCACCACCGTTACCGCCAGCAAAATTAGCAATGTTTCCTCCAGAAGCTGTACCTCCATCATTATCTGAAATAGCTGATGTTGAAACTGCACCACCATCTCCACCATTAGCTGTCATAGTGGTAATATCTGATCCTGAAATAGAAGAATTTCCCCCATTATTGCCAGCATTACTACCACTACTATGACTAACATAGTCTCCTCCTGCCCCCACAGTAATTGTGTAAGTTACTCCACTTGTAAGAGTCAAAAAGCTGATTGCACAACCCCCTGCTGCACCTCCTTGAGCTTGAGGATAACTGTTATTAACAGCATTTGCTACTGCTCCTCCAGACCCACCACCACCAATTACATAAACATATGCTTGATATGTACAAGAAGGTGTCCAACTTTCTGAAGAACCAAAAAATATGTGTGGTAAAGCTCTTCCTGCTGTGTTATTTCCAATTACAGCCATTTTAAAATCTCCTTTAGATTTCTAAAAATCCTATAGTTCCATCAACATATACAAGCTGAGCCGCATTGCCGCTAAAAATTGTAGCATCTGCCGCTACAGAATTTATATTTTGGGAGTTGCGACCTAGTGTTACTGTTCCACCACCTGTAGCTTTAACGATAACTGTGTTTCCTGCACTAGCACTAGCAGGTAAAGTGATTGTGACGGCACTTGAGCTATTTACAATTATCTGGTCACCAACTAAAGCTGTATAGGCACTCGTTTTTACTAGCCATGAATTATAGGCACCGCCTAATGTAGACCAAGACATTACACCACTACCGTCAGTAATTAACGCTTGACCACTATCACCATCACTAGCTGGTAAAGTAAGAACTATGTTACCTGCATAGTTAGCGTGAGGTGCAGCCTGTAATCTTGTGTAATGAGCATTAGAACTTTCACAGTAAAAATCAATCTTTGACTGTGTTCCCCCATTTTTAAGAGCAATAGCTCCTTGCGAGATAGAAACTCCGTTAGAAGAACCACCGCCTACCCCAAGCGATGTAGTTACATCAAGAGCATGAGCTAGTTTTGCACTGGTTACTGCATCATCTGCTATCTTTGCTGTAGTTACATTTGAATCTGCTATCTTTGCTGTAGTTACATTTGAATCTGCTATCTTAGCTGTAGTCACATTAGCATCTGTAATCTTAGCAGTTGTCACTGCGTTTGACGCTAACTTAGCTGTTGTTACACTAGTATCTGCTGGGGTTGTACTGGCAGCTACAGTTAGTAGATTCATTGCTTCTACGTTCACACCTGACGGAGGTGCTGTACTAAAGGTCAAAGTTGTACCGCTAACACTAAATGTATCTTTGTGCTGATACACACCATCAAAGTAAACTTGTACAGCATTTTCTGAGGGAGGTTCTGCGGATAGAGTAAGAGTAGTATCGCTTCCGTCACCTGTCATAGTGCTTACAGTAATTGTTGCTTCACCACCACCTATATCACCCCAGCTATCTGTATAGCCTTCAAACTTACCTGTGGTGCTGTTGTACCTAAATAAACCTGCTGCTGGAGAACCATCTCGTTGTGCTGTGGTTCCTACAGGCATTTTAACTGACCCAGTGCCTCCAAATCCTGTCAGTGATAATAAACCACTAGAAGGATTATAGGACAACCCTGTATCTGTTTCTGCTCCTTGTGAACCTGTAGCACCATCTACAAACAAAGGATAGACTGTTTCATCTGTACTGTTATTAGCACTAACCGTAATTTCTGTTGATGATCCTACAGTACCTACAGCAAAATCTAAGGTGTTATCTGAGTCATCATATGTAACAGTTATATTAGTTTCTGTATTTCCTGATACCATTGCACCTACGGTATCAGCAATAGTTTCTGCAAGAGTTACTCCAGCTATCGTAATAGCGTCTGCTTCCAGAGTTCCGTTTATAAAAGCATCTTTAAACTGTAAAGAACTTGTACCTAAATCTACATCATTATCAGTTACAGGAGCAACAAGTCCATCAGAAAAAGTAATCTGCGCTGTACCACCTGCGGTAAACGCTAGTGTATCTGCGGCACTAAAGAATAAACCACAGTTTGTATCGCCTGTGTTTGTAAATGCTGGAGAACTAGCTGACCCATCAGGGAATGATACAGGGTTAGTAAATACAGCACCACTAGAGTTTAGTTTAGTTGCAATAGCTGTAGCAATATTATCAAACTCTGTGTTAATTTCTGTTCCTCTAACAATCTTAGCAGAGTCACCAGAACTTAAACTATCTTTTGCTGCAAAGTTAACTGTTTTTGTATAATCTGTCATAATATCCTTCCCAGTAATACTAGAATATCAATTCTCTGTATTGAAAATGGCGCACCTGCTATATTAGCTTCAAGACCCACAGTTACAACCTCCCCACCGCCTGTAGCGTTTATCTTAGGTGTATTTACAAGTAAACTAGCTGTATACTCTGCTGTTCCTCCATATTCGCTTACACCATACTCAGCAGCCGCTGACGAGCCTATGGTAAAGTTTTGTGTTTCGTATGCTTCACTATAGTCATAGCCCCACTTAAATACCACGGATGTTGCAGCACCACCTATTATTGTTAAGTTAAACTTCTTAAGAAACTTGACATTAGCTGGTTGTTGGAAAGCTAGTGGATTACTAAAGTATTGCAAAGTAAAAGCTGCGTCATTATCTTTAAATGTTGAATACTTTGCGATACCGCCAGCCCTACCAAATATTAAATCACCATCTCTTTCCCTGACAAAACATAAAGGTTTAATACTAGACCACGTTGTTACTCTAAAAGCTCCTGTGGGTAATACTTTGGAAATATCAAATACATATACTTTTTCATTAGAAGGTAAAGCCAATAAGTAAAAAGAATTTTCAGGACTATAGACTGCTTTAATGTTTCCTGTTTCTGTAGCAATATCTCCTATTAAATCATTCCTTACATTTTGACTCAGATCACCAATAGCTGCTGACTTTTCCTGTATAGTTCTACCTAAGGATCTAAGACCAGAATCAGATAGAAATAACAAATCTGTACCAATGCTAACTACAGAATCCCTAGCGATACAACCTACCCCTACTATTGTATCTTCTAACGTCATACTAGAAGGCGTAGTGGCTCCTGCGTAAATTAAAATAGTATTACGACAGAATATTATAAGTTTACCATTATGCGCTGCTAAAGCTACTATAGGGTCTTCACCAGCAGGTAACACTGACGTTATGTCTAAACTGCCTGAACTACCTCCTGTCCATTGATAACCTATCTGTAGATGACTAAAGAAAACTGTATGTTGATTCCCTGTTACATCTGCTGCCCAGAGTCTACCAAAGGCTGATATTACTTCATTAGCTTGTGGTGCTGTTCCTGAGGCTGAACCAAAAGAACTAAACTTAGTTAATGTAGCAGAACCACTAGCATCAGTAAATATTAATGATTCATGTCCTTTTTGAAACAAATAACAATGGTTGTTTAAATTAGCAAACTTCCAGTTGTTAGCTGTTATAGTGGTTCCTGAGGATAACTCTGTTAAAGTTGTTGTACCTGAAAACAGTTTATTGTTAGCTGCGGATAAAACTACTATATCACCGCTTTGATCTATAAACTCAAATAAACTTTCTGTTCCTACTGATCCACCTAAATCTGTAGCGTCAGTTGTTAAAAGTTCATAACCATTTCTAGCACCAATACGACCAAACGAATCAATTACACAGTTATCAGCTATTCGTGCAAAAGACGGATCAAGGTCTATTGGCGAATCCTGCGTGTTTATACCAGAAAATGCAGGTGCTGATATTGTTACATTCTGTAACTGTTGAGCCATTAAACTGCCCTGTAGACTGTCTCTTCAGGATGCTTTGCAGCATCAAAGGATATTGCGTCAGACAATGCTCTATCCGCTAAACCAAACAACTCTGCTGCGCTAGTGCCTCCAGTTTCCCCACGTTCCCTAGCTGCCAGTGCTGTTGCATACTGGATTACTGGGGCAGTAGGTATAGATATAGTAGCGGAATCAGAGGATAAATCATCAGGTCTAATGACTGAAGTAAATATTAGTGAGTACACTCCGTCAGGTGTAGGGTGTACATGAATCTGGGTATGTGTACTTTCAAAACCAGCGTAGGTAAAAAACGAAGGTGATCCTGTAGAAGACGTAGATAAGTTTTTATAATTTTTAAACTCTTGTGGTGTTTTGTATCTTAACCGTTTGTTGGATGTGTCGTTTATAGCATCTAATACTGTTACTCTATCCCTTGATCCAGACAAAGTATAAATATAGTCACCATCAGAAGTATTAAAAGTAATGTCACTACGTAAGGCTTCCCAATCCCAAGCGTTTTCAACTATACGTTTTGATTCATTAACAAGCTCTCCAACTAAAGCAGAATAGGTATTTTGATCAACTGAGGTTACTGTAGATTCCCTAAGGCGTTTCATTACAGCATTAACTAATTGTAAGTATGTCATGTTTTAAACAACCCTTGGAAAAGTTCAGTTAAAATTTCTTTTGCTCTAAAATCTTCAACATTAGAAATATATTCTTCTAGTTTTCTTTTTTCATCTTTAGGAAGAGCAGAGCCACCACCTAATAAACCTGTACCTTGTCCCTGTCCTCTACCGTCTCCGTCTCCATCTCCATCTCCATCTCCATCTCCATCTCCGTCTCCGTCTCCGTCTCCGTCTCCGTCTCCGTTAGGTTCTCCGTCAGGTTCTCCGTCAGGTGAAGGCTCTGGTGA